CAATTTTAAAAGCATTATTTGTGCCATCAGGAGAAACACCTTGATTGGATGTAACAACAGGAGCAGATGCAACTCCTGAACCACCTTTATCCCAAGCTGCATTATCAAATCCATTTGAATAACGCATAAAATTAGTCCTACTAGGCTCTAACAACAAAGCTCCTTTACTATCATTTAAAAAGTCTATTCTTGGCTCGTTATTACTTACTACTTCTATTAAACCCTCTTTATTAACTCTTGTTGCACTTGTGCTTCTATCGAATGTGAACGGCAATGGTTTAAAGTTTCCGTTTTCATCATTGTAAGCTAATGTTGAACCTTTTTTAGTTGCCCATTGCCCTAAACCAAATTTAAGTGTTGCACTCATATTTTATCTTGTTAAATTATATTCTTTTAGTTTATCTAATTGTGTCAACGCAAATTGATATGCTATTGATGCTCTTTCTTCATTTTTAAAATATCCTAAATAAACTTGACTACCATCAATCACTATTGAAGTTTGCCACCTTTTATCTTTTTTATGAAAAGTTACACCTGCATAGTCTGAATACTTATTTATTTTATCTTTAGTTGAATTTTCTCTTTGCGATATTATTTGCAAATTAGATAATTTATTGTCTGTTTTAATATTATTAATATGGTCTACAACATTGTAAATATCGCTTTTATGATTTAAAAATGCTTCAGCAACCAAGCTATGTACTGTTCTTGTTTTTACTTTTCCATTTTTACAAAGTTCACATTTTAAATATCCATTATTATTTTTTTGAATATGCAGTATTCTTTCTTTGTTAAATTTTATACTTTTAACTCTACCTAAATCACTAACTTGATAATGACCTTCGTAACCTTTTATATCTTTCCAATTTTCCATAATACTAATATACAGAATATTGCTGACTTTCTGCCATATCTGAAAAGCTATCCCAAGAAGTTAATGTTTCTAAATCTGTATCGTTTAATGCTGAAGGGAAGTATAGTAGTTGTTTTGTGTTTCCGTAGAATTTTCTTGTACCACCACCTGATGGATTATCAAAAGATAAATCAAATAAATTACTAACTGTTGCAACAGAATTACTTTCAAATAACTTAAACCCATTAATGTAAAAAGCAAAATCTGTTGATTTGTATTTTATAGCAAATTTGTTAAAATTAGAAGTATCATTTAAAGTAAAAAACTGTGAAATTGTTGCACCTGTACCTCTAAAAAACATTTCTATTTGATTTTTAGTTGTTGTTTGAGTTATTAAAACCCTATTAGATATTGAATTGTCAGATAAAGATAAATCTGAATTTACATCTAAATCATTATTTATCCAAGCCATCTCTGCCATCAAAACACCTTCACTATCGTTAAAAGTATTAACATCCCCTGCGTTGTTACAAGTTTCTGCTGAACGAGTTGTTGAACTTCCGTTAGTTTGGATATAACTTGTTGGAAAAGAACCAGCTTCGACTTGTGCTCCAAATATGTATATTCCACTTGTTCCGTCTCCTTGATAAGATTGAGCCCTTGAAGATTGACCATTTTCTACTATGGTTAAATAAAATGCTTCTGAAGATGTTTGCGTAGATGTTGCAGTTGCAGAGCATTTATACCAACCATTTCCGTAATATTCTATTTTAGGGTTAATATCTCCAACTTCTCGAGTAATTACACCATTTTCTAAATCAAAATTTGCAAAATCCGTAGGGTCAATCTTACCGCCAAACATTATTTGTAAAAAATTTCTTTCGCCTTTTTTTGCAAAAATACTTTGAGTATATGTTACACCATTAGAAATAGGTATTACATCATATATTCTATGTGTTGAATTAGAGGAATCTTCAACCAACTTAAAAGCACTTAAATCTCCTTTTGGAGAAACAAAACCACTTATAGGGGTTAATACGCTACCTTTTATCCATTCAGCATTACTAAAATCCTCTGAATAAGGTAATAAATTTGTTGCAACATTCTCTAACAACAAACTCGGACAACCACTTACAACACCATCAATTAAAGGATAGTTAAATCTTGGAACGTTACTTGAAACTAATTCTATTAAGCCATCTTTGTTTATACGAGTGGCACTCCCACTTCTTGTGAAGTCAAAATCTCCTGTGCCATCTGTTGGTTTTAATGAATATATTTTACCAGCTTTTTTTTCTGGTGCAACTGGTAATATTAAACTCGCATCACTATATGTACTCATAATCTAATCTATCAATATTTCGTTAATATAATTTCTTAAACAAAATTCACTTGTACCACTTCCACCATCAGCTAACGACCTTGCTACATACGAATCATAAATGAAATCTATTAGTATAATTGGCTTTCCATAACCTACTAATTCAGCTGTAAAGCTAACATTTTCATCAATAGCATTTTCATCACTTAAACTAATAATGTAACCACGTCCATATTCATCTTCATCAATTCGCCAATCTATTAATGTTCTATCTCTTTTTATGTTTTTTAAATCGTAGTATGTCTGTTGTGTACTACTTAAATTTTTTAAAACCAATCCATCAAAAGATATATTATAACTTTGATTTGTCGGCACTTCTGTATTCCACCCTACATTATCTCTTGTCGTTGTGTTTAACGTTTCACTTTCTTCACTAAATGAATGACTTGTTAAACAACCAACAGGTAGATAACCTGCACCACTATCTATATATAAAATTCTATAACCACCGTTTGTAAACATAAATACAAATTTAATTAAAATTAATTTAACCCTTTATTGTAGGTTTAACCGAGTTTCCATAGTCATACGTTAATTCGTAATCTAAATCTGAAAGTGTTGCATTAAAGATTTGTCTTAGTTTTACGTTTGTAATATTTGTCTTAGAATTATAATCTAAAGACAATGGTATAAATAAACCACTTACATTATTTATCGTAACAATAGACAATGGTTCTACAAATCCATATACATCACCTGTAAACTCTCTTGATGTATCTTGGCTCAACATCATAGTTTCCTCTCCCATTAACTCCAGGATAACTTTTGCTTCAGTAACACCCTTTCTAAACCACGTTTCAGTTGGTGTTGTTTCATCAGCTTTATAGATAGTACCATAGTAAAGATCTGATGGTTGATCGCCTACATTTACCGTTTTAGTATCTTTTACATTTGTTGATGGGTTGTTTTTCCTTTGGAATGTATGAAATTCGCCTTGTTTTAATCCATCTGATGTAGATTCACCCTGTGGTGATACACTTATGTAGTTTAGGTAAAAAGTACCTGTTTCATCATTCGTTTGTTCTGGTGTCCATATTTCAATAGTTATATTTCCTGCTATCGGTGCAGCAGGTAAATCTGCTAATATTTCAGTATTAGAATTTAATTCTCCACCAAATGAAAAAGCAGTTGTATCTGTTAGTGTCCATTCAGCTGGCACTGCAAAAGGATTAAAGTAATAAGTACTACCACCTGTTAATACCACCTTATAATTGAATTGCCCCCAAAATAAAGTAGTTGTGTTTTTTGTTAATGATGTTGTTTTAAACTTTATATTGTAATTAATTAAATCATCTGCTAAAACAGCAATCGTGTTACTTGTTAGATTCTTTACCGATGCAGTTGCATCAAAATCTAAATCTACACCATAACCACTTGTATTTAATGTTAGGTTTGTTGATGAATTTATTGTCCATTCTGAAATAGTACCACCAGAATGTGCTAAATATACATTTTCTAATAAACTTAAATCTAAACCATATTTGTAATTGATCCGATATGCACCGATACTTTTATTGTATGATATTACTTGGTTTGAATTACAATGATGTGGATAATAGCTATCTATTTGACTGCCTAAATCAAAACTAAAATCTTCAGTAGTTGTTGTTCCATAACTTGTACCTAAAAAATTATATTGGAAAAATGTCGGTGTATCATCTGCAAAAAGTTGATTTATTTTAAATATCCACCATTCGCCATTCCAAGAAACTATTTGAGCGTTGTAAGGTTCTAATACATCACGTAATACTTCTTCACAATCCATAATAGTTTCTCCATCATCTTTTACAAATCTATCGGTATTATAAAATACATTGTCTAATACATCTAAAGTTGTAGATAAACCTGTATAGTAAATGTCAATGTTTGTATTTATATTTTGTCCTAATCCTGTTCTAAGTAAGCAATTAGATATTATTTCTAATTGTGATTGTTTACCTGTGTATTGTAAACCACTTGTGTCAACATAAGCTAAATCTTTTAAGAATGATAAACCATCTGTAACATCAATGTCTATAATCCATTTATCACTTACAAAATCTTCATAAATACCATCAGAAATTAACCACCCTTTAAATTTAAGAACGCTATCACGATAATAATAAACTAAAAATTGTTTTTCATTCCCAGAATATAAATCGCTATATGTTTGTGTTGTTGATGCTTCAAGGCTTAGTGTTAAACCACCACCTCTAATTGATTCATCAACACTATCAACTTCAGACATACTATAAGTAACATATCCATTTATTTGCGTTGGTACTACTGGAAAACCACCATCTTCTTTTTGTATCACGCATTCATTTAATACACCCTCGTCATCGTAATATTCAAATTCGTAAATTGAACTAAAAGCCATTTATTTATTATTTGATTAAGTAATTGTTAAAGTTCCACCTAAGTTTCTATTTCTTGAAAGTGTATTAGATAATACACCTACTAATTTTTGCCCTGCTATTTCAAACACAACCGTTCCACCATTACTACTTCCAGAATACCCACCACTTGAAGATGGTGCAGAATATCCACTCCCTATATTTGGTGCAGAATAAGAGCCACCACCACCACTAGATGAAGATGATCCGCCACTACCACCACTTGATGCAGTACTACTCGCAAAACTACTAATAGCACTTCCAATAGCAATTAAAGCAATACCAGCTACAATAGCTGCGATACCACCACCAAAGGGATTTTGCATTGCAGTTTTAAGTGCCTCACTTGCTAAACCAAAAGCTAATATAAGTTTACCATAATGTACCATTATACCACCTAATGAACTAAGCAACGCATTTCCAGCAGCCTCTAAAACATTACCACCACTTGCTAAAGCACCACCAATAGCTTCAGCAAAACCACTAATAGTATCAAACTTACCTTGTTGCATTATTTGAGATACAGCTTGGTTAAATTCTGCTAATCTTATTTTAAACAGTTCAGCTTGTTCATCAAAATCTGGTGGAAGTACTTGTAAAGGTGTTTCAATACTTGATAAATTAAACGCTTCCCTACCTACTATATTAGCTTCTGTTAATCCATTATATAAAGATTCTAATTCTTTTCTTGGTTGTTCTACCTCTATTTTTGGCGTTAGCTTTATAGGAATTGCACCACCTAAGTCATTTACAGCTTTTTCTAAATCTAAATTATCAAGTTCAATACCTTGTATTTTACCCTCTAATTTAGCACCTTCTTTTATTAGTTTGTTATATTCGCCTTGTAATTGGATTGCTCTTTGTACTGAGAAATTACTTCCACCTCTTTCTTTACCTGCTCTTAATTGTGCTAAAGCATTTGCATTTTCTAATTGTATTGCCTTTTTAGTTATTTCGGCTTTCTTTTCAGCTGCTTGACGTTCTAATATTAAAAGTTGTTCACTATTTTTGACAATCATATTTAAAGCAGCAGTTGCCTTTGCTCTTTTTAATATGTTTGCAGTTAGTGTTTCAAACGTTTTAGATACTTCTCCGTTTAGTATTTTTTCTTTAGATACATTACCTAAATAACCTGGATAAACTCTTTGCAACTCATCAACTGCTCTTATTCTATCTTCCATTGATAGAGTTGTATCTTCAGCTTGTTCTTTTAATAATCTTAGACTTATAACTTCTTTTTGTGAAGATTGAGAGCCTTTAATCATAGCCTTATCAACAGACTCTAATCCATCTACATAATTCTCTAAAGATTCAGTTAGTTTTTCTTGTTCTTCTTTTAGTTGCTTTGCTTTATCTTTAGTTTTAAATAAAGTATCTCCAAATATTAACATTGCAGACGTTATCAATGATATTCCTAAAGTAATACCACCAAAGCCTTTTAAATCTCTTAGCATTGCTTTTAAAGCACCACCAGTACTACCTGTACTTTTCTTTAGATAACCAAATTGTTCGGTTAAGTTTGTAATATTATTTGATACACCCATTAATCCAAAAGGTGCATCTTGTACCGTTCTACTAAATGCAGTCATAGCAGAAGCACCATTAGCAGTACCTTTTTTAAGAGTACCCATTCCCCCAGTACCTAAATCTCTACTACTTGCATTTAATTTAGCTAAATCACTTCGTAAAACTTTGGATTCGTTAGATAATGTTTTTTCAGCATTGGTAAGTTTTAACATTCCCTTACCGAAATCACTTTGAGATATAGTACCTTTTTTGTAGTCTAATTCTAACTTTGATATTTCAGCACCTAACTTAGAACTTTCAATAGCGTTCTTTTTTAATTGTTCCTCAATCTGTTTAGATCGTGTTGCAAAAGTACTTAACGCTTTTTCAGCATCTTTTAATCCTTTTTCTAACCCTTTAGTGTCAGCACCAATACCTACTTTAAGTTGTTCCACTTATCTTGTTTTTATATTGCTCTTGTGCTACTTTTATAGCCTTTTTTTGAGCATCTGTTAATGTTGGTGCAACTTTTTCTTCAAGTTGCATAAATTGGTCTATTTTTACAGGTTTCTTTTTAGGGTGTTGCCAATTAGAAACATAAACTTGGTATGCTATTGCTCTAACTTTATACCATTCTTTTTTCTCCAATCGTTGATATGCGTGTAACCTTATACAAAATTCCGACCAAGTCATATCGTAAACGTATGTCAAGGCCGGACATTTTAACTCTCCGATCGCAACCGATATAACATCAGATTGCCAATCTAAAACTATTTTTTTTTTGTATCAGAACCTTTTTTTTGTTTTGGCACATCTTTAGTTAATGAATTTGTAAACACCTCTAAAAACTTATTTACATTTCCATTTACAAAACTATTATCATCATCTAAACCATCTACAAAAGTATTGTAATCTTTTATATCTGTTTTACCATCCCTAATCATTGCATACTCATAAGAGTAGTACATTAATTTAGGTGCATATAGAAAAACATTTACAGATAGCTTACTACCTAATTCATCAATACTTAAATTTAGTTCTTCAAGTGCTTTACCTAAGAATCCCAAACCAAAACGAAAATTTACATCTTCGTTATTTATTGTTAGAGTTATTTTATTCATTTGTTGTTGTTATATTATGGATTCGGTGCTACTTGTACAATTTCTCCACTTCCAGATAACGAACCACTAAATGTAATTAGTTCATCACCAGCAGGTGCATCTTTTGATAAGTCTGTTAAGATAGCAGTACCATAATCGATATCTGTACTTGCATCAGCATAAGTAGTTGTAATACTCCATTCTACAACTGAATTTGCTACTGATCTTATTTTATCTCTTAGTTCAGCCCAAGATTCTTTTGATGCTTCTGGTTTAATGTATTCGCCCTCAAATGATATTTCATAAGAGTAACTACCAGCAGTTCTTGTTACAAATCCTGGATCACATTTTGTTTGGGATTCTATTACGTTTCTTGTTTCAGCTAAACTGCTTGAAGTTAAACACGCAAAAGGTACATAAGCTAATCCATCCCATAGGCTTAGTATTTCTGCATCCCCTTTAATTAATTCTGACATTTTGTTATTTTATTTTATTATTAATAAGTACAAATATAATAAATTAAATTTATACACTTTTTTGTTACTATAAGTTTAATTTATATAGAACTCTATACGCAAAAACTTTCTAAATACATTTTCTGTATTTGTTAAACTTACTAAATCATTTGGAAATGATTGATGTTGCCAAACAATACTTAAACCACTTGCCACGTCTAATGTTAAGTTATCGGTTGCTGTTTTTACTGCATCTAAAATGTTATCTGCAAACACTCGACTACCTGTGTTTCCTGTTCCGTTATATTTAGTAAAAATATCTATTAAAACCGAACTTTGCCAAGCATCCTCACATTTATTAGATTTTATCACTTGATTTGTTTGTGTTGTGATTATAGTGTAATAGTTAGGTATTGATCTACCTGTTACTCTATAATCATAACATTTTATTGTTTTACCATCTACAACAATATTGTTAATAGCGTTGTAAATAGCTTTTCTTATATACTTATCTGGTAGGCTTTTAGTCATTTTATCAATTATATTTCTTTGTTAAATCATCCAACACATCTTGTAAATCATCAATGTATTGCGTTCTACCTTTTACAAATGCTGGGTATAAAAATGGTCGTGGTGTTATATTAACTTGCTTCACACCATTACCTTTAAATTGTATTGCTATCTCTTTCATTTCTTCTGGCACTTCTACCAACCCACCAGTACCAAATTCCATATATGCACTATAATAAGCACCTGCAACAATCTCATAATTTAACGGATCAACTTCTTGTGTAAATATTTGGTTTCTAAGAAACCCATCTTTTACAGGTGCTAATCTCTTTGCATCGGCTTCAATTTCGTGTGCAACTGCAATGGTAGTATCTTCTACCATTTGCTTTGCCTCATCACCAAACTTTTCTAATGATTTTAATATGTTCTTTAATCCTTTAGCCATTAAAATAATGTTTGTACATACGCTAATTACTCATCAAATGGGGTTAATTCGCTTACTTCTTCTATTTGTTGCCTTGTAGCTAATAAAGTAACATAAGAGTTGTTAAAATCCTCGTTTATAGGTTGTTTTTGTATCACATACCTATAACCACTATACTTTATGAATTGGTTAACGGAATTGTACGTTATATCGCTTCGTTTACGCAATGTAATCACTATTGTATTACTTCTATCTGCTACTCCTAAATCATTACCTAATGAAACATTTGATTTAGTGTCTAATGTCGATATATTTGCCCACATTGTAGTAATTAGATAATCACTTTCTAAATTACCACCATATCCATCTTCATAGCTTTCGGTTTGCCATAACTCTACTCTTTTCCTAAATCTTCTTGCTCTCATATTATAGTAAGAATCTTTTATTTTGATGTAATACTTCTTTTGATAATTGACTTAAACCTTTCTTTGTTGCACCTCTTTCTTTTTCTCCATAATAGTTTAATTCTATCATTTCTAAAGCTACATCTATTATATCTTCTGGAACATCTGCTGGATCTGTATAACCAACATTTAGGTTTAAATAAACATCAGTACTTTCTGTTGTTGAATAGTATGTGTATAATGGTTTAATAGTTCCTGTTGCAGTTGATGGTGTATTTAAAGTATTTATTGGATGGTCGTAAACTCTTACTTCACAATCTTGGAATAAGTAATCTTTATCCCTTGCGTAAACTAATACGTTAGTAAACTCCTCTACATATCGTAAAGCACCCTTTATCATTTTTGTTATATCGGCATCATCTTCGGTCATCGAAGTATCAACACCTAAGTAGTTTTTAGCAGTCGCTAAAGTAATTACGTCTAAATAAGCCATTATGTTTTTATTTTATACAAATATAATTAAATATAATTTAAAGAAAAAGAGCATACACATTAAGCGTATGCCCTTTAACATCAACCAACAAATAAATATTGTTTAATTATTATACAGCAGTGAAATCTCCGTAGATGATTGCATCTGGTCTGTGTATTGCTAAACCAACTTGTGCTTCAATACGAGCAGTAATGTTGTTCTTTCTGAAGTTGTCCTCATCTTCTGTTGAGAATTGTAAAGAAAGTCCCTCAGTAACTACCTTTTTGATAGTTGCCCAATTACCTACATAGTATTTGTTTGCAGCCATAAAGTTAGCTTGGAATAATGGAATACCATTAATAGCCAATCTACCATTTACTAAAGTAACAACTCCTGGCAATCCGTAACCAGCACCAGTAGATACTTGTGTTTGCAAGATACTATTGTAATCAGCAGGAGAAACAACAATACCATCAGTTGACCAGTTAGAACCTGCTAAAGTAGCAACCTCATTCATCAACATTTCGATTTTGTTTTTACCTGTAATTACTTGAGCAGATGCAGTTGCAGCAGCAGCTAATGCAGTATTAAATACTGAATTTTCTCCATCAAAGTAAGAACGTCTTAACTCTCCAGGTAAGAAACTTTCTAAGAAAGGTAAGTTGTTCGCCATTTTACGAGAATAAACACAGAAACCAGCAATGAAATCAGTATTTACATCAATCATTGAAAGATCGTAATCTAATTGTCCTTTATCAGCACCCTCTGTTTGTGTTGCAGCAGCACCCTCTGAAGTTGTTCTACGCGGGAATGTATAAGTACCATTACCGATATTAATAACTCCTACTAAATCAGAGAAGTTTAATATTTGGTCTGGAATCGTTGCAACAACATCGCTGAACGTTCTTGGTTGGTCACCAGTCAACGATGCAGAAAGTGTCATATTTCCAACAGCTTTACTTTCTAAGTAAACCTTATTGCTTTTTACTACATTCTTAATAGTTTCATAACCATCAACAATCATAGCTTTTACAGTGTCAACACTTCTTGATTCTTTTTTGCTTTTCTCTTGCAATTTTACATCTAAAGTATTTGCGTGGTCTTGAACCTCTTTTAACTTAGCTTCAAATTCCTCTTTTACTTCTTTTACTTGGCTATCAATAGCCTCTTTATGCTTTACTTCAAATGATTCTAAAGCAGCGTTAATTTCTTGTTTAGATTTTCCCTCTAAACTATCAGCCATATTTTTTAATTCGGCTTGTAATTCTTTAATCTCCATTATTTTAATGTTTTGTTAAAATTCTTAATTGTTTCTATTATACTTATCGGCTCAACTACTAATGGAGTGTTAACAATTAACGGCTCTTTGTTATCGAGTGATTTTTTTCCTAATTCGTATGCTTGTTTCTGTAATTGCTTCAATGCAATCTCTAACAAACTAAATGTATCATCTGTAAAAGTTCCATTTCTGAATGCTTTTAAGATTAATTTATGTTGGTTGTTTACTTCTTTTAATGTTAATGATTTAAAACCTGTAAATGGTGTTTCTGGATTTGCACCTAATGTAACATTTGATCCCTCGAATAACTTAACTTCTTTTATAATCCTTGCACTTGCTTTAGTATCATAATCACTTAGTATTGTTTGAAATCCAATAGAATGTTCTTTTACTATTCCTGCTTCATACAATTTTAATGTATCTGAACTATAAGAAGTATCTATTAAAGGCTCGCTTTCAAAGTACAACCCTTTACTATCTTCAGTTAATACGCTAAACTTACCGTGTGGTTGCGACCAGTTATGTTGATTAAGAAAGTAAATATCATTTTTACGTTCATCAATAGACTTTTTAAACGCACCTTTAACAATAATATCACCATCATAGTCTTTATTATCAAAACCAGATAAGTAGCCAGTAATAACCCTTTTCTTTGTATCTACGTCTTTGACTTCACCGACAATAGATTTATAGCTTAATATTTCATTCATAAGTACAAATATAAATAAAATTTATTAATACGTTTTTTAGTATAGAATTTTCTTATACTTGTTGTTTATTTCAATATAAATTGTATTTTTGTATTTAAAATCATTAACTATGAAACACTTATTAGAAATATTAAAAGATAACGGATTTAAAG